ACAGAATTTATTAAGTCCTGTATTGACCGACTCCGCAGTCGTCTTGGTGTATCTGACAACAGGCAACAAGGCTCACACCTTGTGAAAGCGACAGCCGCACCCGGGATGGGTAAAACCAATATAGATCCAATACTTCTGGTATCATTCCGAAAAGAGTCACTGCGAGTCCTCAACGTGCACTGAACAGTTTGTTCTGCATTGTTGAGGTCGAGGGAATCCCAGAATATCCTGAAGTCCATTATGGAACTTCAGATATCCTGGATTAAAACGATGGATGTAGGCAAACTGACATATTGTCTTAAGGCAGACTACTTACTAATTAAGAATTTTATTCTAATAGGTAAGCTCCAACGTTGTGACGAAGGAGGTTTTTGGCGCAAAGTGACCCCGGAAACGGGTGTCCCTTTGTACCTCAAAAACCTTCTATCGAAACTTCCGAGGATGTCTCCTTTTGACAAATGTCTATACCTAACATTCTTTCGAATGTATCGTTTATTGGAATGAGGATCCCAGCCAAAGCTCTCTACTATTCTTTATCCCCCTAAACAGGGGAGAGATAGTGGTACAGTGGAGGTCATGGATCTAATGGTCCGATATCATAAAGATATCACGCGCGGTCTGCATTTCAGGAACAGTAAATACTGTCCCAACGTTGATCATGTTACTATGTTCAGTCCGGGGCTTTTAAACCTCGGAACTTGAGCAAGGTCTGGATCAATGGGTAAGGGATTTAGTCGCATTCTTCTTGAATGTTGCGCTTTAAACAAGATGCCAAGTGCCTTAAAGGCACTTGACCTATTCATTACCGAATTCCGTTTGAGGATGAAAATCCCAAACATGTATCCGGGGTCAATTATATTGCCCTCTCAACTCCTTAATTGATTAGGAGGAGAGATAATGAATAAAGTCTTGGACATGGGTTTTACCAAAAGTCTCATTAAGAAATTTGGCCTATCGATTCGTCGATTGGCTTCCTTTCCTGATGGACTCGGTAAAACACGTGTCATCGCAATTTCAGACTGAATAACGCAAAATACCCTTTTACCGCTTCATAATCTTATGTTTCAGTGTCTTAAGAAATTAAGCACTGATTATACATTTGATCAGAAGCGATCCATTGACCAGGCAAAAGCTTGATACAATAGTGGGAAAAAGGTTTACTGCTATGACTTGACAGCAGCAACTGATCGTTTACCAGTATCACTTCAGATACTGGTATTACACTTATGCGGACTCAGTAAAAAGGGTTGTGAAGCATGAGCTGAGATCATGATTGGGGAGGGTTTCCGTCTTCCAAGAGGTGAAGTAATTTATTACAACACCGGTCAAGGAATAGGAATCTACTCATCATGATCCTCACTTGCTTACACACACCATATACTGGTCCGCTTAGCGGCTAAGTTGTGTGGTTACAATCACTTCAATGAATATATAATTCTTGGAGATGATGTAGCCATCGCAGACTTTCGCGTCGCTGAAGTATACGTGTCTCTCATTGACAAATTAGGCATAGATATTAGCCTTCCCAAATCTGTCCTTCCTACGGAAGGGCATGATTCTTGGGAATTTGCTTCTAAACTATGTGTCAATGGAGTCGATGTATCACCTTTGCCAATAGGCCTTTTATTGAATAATTCTATCCCTGATCTAATTACGTTCAGGAGTGAGTTATTCCTTAAATGCGCTTGTTGCTTGTGTCAGATTGTTTTCAACGACTGTTGGGAGCCATGGCCCCTAGGGAGATTAATCCTAGGGTAGTAAGTACTAAGACCCTTACCTACGGTCAATCCTTTTCTGGGTTATCAAACCTATCGGATTTGCTCGTAGTAACGGGAATACACCTTGGTCTTTCTATAATTAAAAACTATAAGAAAGATCCAAGTGGACAATATCTCAACAATTTTGAGGGCAGGATTAATCCTTCACCCTCTCTAGAGTTGGATGACATGTCTATGTATTTATCTACTACAAGACTTAGCTTCTGGCAGGAGTTAGAACTCAAGATGCGCAAAGCCGCGACAGACCTTTATAAACAAGGTGCCGCTAATGTTTACAAGTACGCATGGGATCATAATGATTTGATCTCCATGTGGACGAGTAAAGCAATGGGTGTTAAGTTAACAGATGAAGAGAAGGTAATATTTAGTACCTGATCAGAACTCGGTATTCTCGCTGCGAGGCCATTTATGGCTGCAGAGACGAAACTTTGTGATGAACTGGAAAAATATTACTTATCTTTCTGTAACAACAGTAGGTTGGTGCCCCTAAGTGGGGTTAGACTCAAGCCTCTCTTTATGAAAGGTGGACACAGTGTCCTAGAGTTTCCGCTAGACTTCCTAGGCGAGATTATAATCTTAAGCCGTGGACCTATAGCCCTTGTCTCAAAAGACAAAGGGATTATAAGGTCTTCCGGTATGCCGGGAGTCCTCTCTGTTGAGAGGGCCTTTTGAGATCTTATCCTGGTTCGTACCTTGAAGAAGGAATACGAACCGTCCCTTTTAACGGGGATTGATGGAAAGGTCTTAAAAGGTATACCACTAGCGAAACCTTGGGTAAAGCGTAAAGTTCCTAAGAAGACGAAGTCTTCTAAGGGGCCTACGTTAAGCACATCCACTTAAACTGATTACATCGCCCAGTATTTATACTGGTGCGACCCATATCTTATATCTTAATTGATATAAGGTAATCGAACGGAACCACTAGCCGGACTGAAGGTATAACACCAAGTGAGGAACTAGAGTACATTACTCTAGATCTACTCACTGATTTAATCACAGTGATTAACCCTGGAACCTACGAAAGCTAGGGCTTGCTATGCAAGCCTATGCAAAGTAGAAGGGGTTCCTTAATCCTACACCTTAAGGAAGGTGTGGGAGGTAACCGCCTGGTCCCGTAATACGGCCAGATAGAGG